GGGCTGTAAGGAGTCTAGCCGAGAGATTAACCCACTCTCGGTGGTCGAAGACTCCTTTTAAAAGAAAAGAAAAGAAGATAATGTTTTTGTGCTTTTGTGTTTTTGTTGAATTAAGTTGAATATATAGCATTACTGTGTATTAAATTGCGGAGTTTAACCGCACGCGCTTACGTGATGGTAGTCCCTAGGTGTCCCGGCCGTAATGTAGCGGTCCAGGGCCTCGGGTAGTGCCTGCCCCACCTGGGACAGGAGTTGTTCACATCGTAGCTGCGAAGATACTGGAACCCCAAAGGTGCGCGCGAATGACTCGCGCGCTAGGGGTGTTATCTTAACAGTTTTTAGTGAACCGACTGCCATCATATAGTCCAATCCGGAGCCTGCTAATAGCTCCCTATTCACGGTGCCGCCTGCTCCTCGCAGGCACATTCCTAAAGCATTTAGTACGGGGACCCCTGCCCAGAGGTTGGAATAACCCAAACCTACTGTGCTGAGGTAGCTACGTACATGTGGCCCAGAAATGTGCCGCATTTGAGCGAACACCGTTTTCAGCGCGTCCTGGGGGTTCTTGACCAGTGTCGAGCCCTCGGCTGTCTTGACAATGTGAGCACGGCAGAACTCCACCTCCCACCAGTTCTGGGTGGGCAGTGGAACTCCCTCATCGCCGGGGAATTTAGTGGGAAGTCCCAGGCGCTCCATGCCCTGCTTCCAATTGTCCATGTATTTGAGTTGGTCCTCGTCGACGAATATTATTGTATCGTCGCCGTCGCATAGGTAGTTGACTTTTTCTGCCGCTACACCAGACATGACTGTGCGCAATGCACAGATCATGACTATCTTGTTTTGGCTGGCAGTACCACCTGTCCCACTGCAGCGGACTCCTCCCAAGGAACACTTGCATCCTGGTTTGCTCATCTTGACGTCATCCTGCGCTTGAAGCACGGATATAACGTCATCATCGTCAATATGGGTAATCAGCTCCTGCCGGCTGATCTCTGCCAGCTTGGCATTGCGGTGATTCCCGTCGAAGCTAGATACGTCGACCGTTATAGCTACCTTGCCCGGCTTGAGCCGGGCCTGGATTTGTTTGGCGCGTTTCTGCTGGTTCATCCCAGTCGCGAACACCGCGGATCCGTCAAAATTGCGGATCTCATGCATGCGTTCTTGAATGGGGTATGCGGCAGATAGTTCCAGTAGTATAGGAAGTTGAGTTTTATGATATTTCTCACCAATAAAGGCCTTCCCCACCTGGATCATAATCGCGCGTGGCCGATCGTTTCGCTCTCCGTTCTTTGGCATACCTTCGACTACTACTTCGAATGCAGCCAGACCGTACTGGCGATAAAGGTCCAGATCCCTCTGATACCTGACTCTCTTTGAGCCGGTGAAATTATGTACAATATCTTCAAGCGTTGCGAGCGGCAGTTTGCCTTCCGGAATGAGCGAGCGGTACATATTACACACTTCTCGCTTAAACCGGGCGACATCCCGCCCCCTAGTCAGCAGCCTTGGCTTACCTAGTCCTAGGCGATCGTGCATCGCTTTGACTAGGTTGCCTGAGCACAGACATGGGCTTTCGGATTCGTGAGTGGGCCCTCCAAGCAGCAACGACACTTCTTGTAGCATCGAGCCCGCCACTTGGAGGTGGCTGCGTGTAATTTCGGGGTGTTCTTGGTCCCACCGAAGATCACCGAGTTCTCCCGCTAAATATAGCTGGGACATATCGATGTGATAACACACGCTTAGCCTACGAGACACACTCACTGTACTTTTCCCTGACTGATCCACCACATATCAGCAAGGAGTTGGTTGACGCAGGCCATTAATCTGGCCTCGTCCAAGGTGCCATCCTCATGGCTCGGCATATCGTTCAGGCGAATGAATTCCTTAGTGCAGCGCGTTGCGCGCTGCATCAGGTAAGCCCGCAGCATGCCAGTCGAGTATGTGCGCAGATCAACCACGTTCGCTATTAACAATAGCACCCATGGTGGGCATATCTGTGCTGTCAGATCATAAGCTTCATTAGCAGAAAGCAATTCAACGTATTCACTGACTTTTTCGACGTGGCCGCGTGTGGCTTTGCGGGCCTCCAATTGCGGGAACGTATATGGGCGCACCCCACTAGTGTAGTTAGCATAGACATGACCAGTGTCTATGTTACGTACATAGGTGGGGATTGCTGGGGCCGCAGGAGAAGCATCGAAAGCGACGTCTGCTTCTTGGCGGCTAGGGTAAAAACTCACGACGTAACCAACAATAGTTACGGTGAGCCACATGGGTTCATCAAACAGCATATAAGATAGCGCGGAAAGAACGGTGGTGTGCAGTGCAACCAATAGCGCTGCGTAAAATATCTGTTTGTAATTCATGGGTGTTGCGGTGTTGTGATCGGATGCCCGGTGGTATAAGACACATTCTCAGTAGGCGGCTCGGCCCCCAAAGCGCTGGGCAGGCGCCTAGACTAGGGTTCATTACTCCCACTGCGTCCCCACCTTCCTTGACGGACAGCCATGTCGGTCGGTCGGTTAGTTCGCAGCGTCGTTACGGGGGGTTTGCCACACTTGATCGTGTGAATGTCGTTGTTCTCCATAAGGAGTCGGTCACTGTTGGGTGTGCAGTGCACCTAGAGTAGAAGGAGCGGAGCGGCATCTTCTACAATAGGTAGTAGTGTGTCTCCGACGGTCTCAATCATCTCGCCAGCATCTGTAAAGAATTCGCTGAGAAATGATGAATCGTCGGGTGTCTGGGTGTATAAAGTTTGTGGGATGTCAGGGGTTACGTCGGGAACATAGGGCTGGTCCTGGAAATCGAATCCACCGTATGAATACAGATCGTCATATAGGGATTTGGCGCCTAGACCCAGGGGGGCTAACAAAGCCCCCCGGGCTGTGGCGGACTCCTCTAGAATTCGATCAGTCATCGTGGTCTTCGGTTTCTTACCGGCTAGTTGCTATCCCGTCGTTTGCACGTGGTCAAGCCCCTTGGACATGGCGCGCAAGTTGCCTTCGGCAACTGCGTTGGTGTATTTGGCCATGGCCGCGGGATCACTGGGTGCCACGTGCGAATTGTTCACGCCGGGCGTGTTGACCAGTCCAGTGCGCTGGGACACACTAACACGATAATTAGCGGTCCATCGCGCAATGAACGTCTGTGACGCTGCGGCGGAAGTGATTGACATTCCCTGGGTATAGCCCTTTTCGGCCATATCAGTTCCCTGGGGGGGAAGCCAACCAGGGTCTCCCTGGCCAATTGTGGAAATGATCTCAGGGATCTCCGTGAGCTCACGGAGCTGGTGGCCTTGGGGACACCACTCCATCCGAGTCCGGCGGCCAAGCACGTGGGTTGTGGTGAGAGAAGAGTTCTGAGTGAGAGTCACGAACTGTTGGCCCACGACAACCCCGGCATTGTCCATCAGGAGGGGGTAGTGGTGTTGCCCGCGCAGTTTAGTGCAGGAGCCTCCCTTGTTCAGTTCCGTTCCGGCATAATCCAGCTCGATACTGCATCCGAGGTACTGTACGTGCCCAGCCCAATCAGCTGGAACTAGCGATGAAGTGAGAGCTCCAGTGAGGCCGGGGTTGCCGGCACCTGTATAGATGTCAGTACCGGTGGTTGCGGGTGAGGAATAGAGTAGGGGGGAGAGATTCAATGGAACTCCCCCGGTAGGCGTGATTGACCGCACGTTCTGAAATGCAAGGGAAGGATTCCAATATATAGCCGCGAGCCCATTTGCGCTGGTGACAAATGAGAAAGTGGATGTCACAGTCACCGGGCGGTAAGAGAAGCCTATGGGAGCTGGCATCTCGGCGCAGATGAGCCTACGCGGCACTTTGGCCTTCTTGGCCTTGTCGCGGGAATTTGTCGCTGCGGCGCTCTTGGGCGCCTTGCGAGGGGCAGGGGGGCCCGAACGGGCCTTGTTCTTATT